TTTGTTCTAGCCATAGTGCTTCGCTATGCGCTGGGAGGCCGTCAAATTTTACCGCCGATGTTTTTTTTGCATTTAGTGCAAAATAGTTATTGACACATAGGACCAACGGCCCTATAAGGGTTTTACAGCAAGGGGACATTCCCCGCCGACAAGGAGACTGAAAATGACTATCACTGAAAACCAAGCAAACTATATTACGGCTCTTGCAAAGCAAATTTTGACCGTTGACGTTTCAAAGTTGCCGACAAAAGCAAAGGCAAAGGTGGGCTTTACGTTTAACCCACAAGCAAACGCTATCGGTTCGCAAAAAATCGCTCAAGAGGCTTTGGACGGTTTGGCAAAAGGCGAGTTTGGTATTGATGGCCGGGTTTTTCCTTCCCAGATTATTGACGGTCTAAAAATTGCAGCGCGTCGCGCTGGCTGCTAATATTGCAAAAACAGAAACACAAAAAGGATTTTTGAAATGACCCACGAAGAACGAGTCGCAGCTATCATCGCTCAAATCGCTCCAGTCTTGAGGACTGATTTAGATGCAGAAACATATGCCGTAGGCATGATCGAAGAAAAATGGGAGGAAGATAGTCATTACGAAGTGCGCGGGCTGCATACTAAAAGCAGCAATCCTCACGCTTTTTCAATATGACCCCATCCACATTCCAACGCATCCGCGCAAAGCTAGGCATGACACAAACACAACTTGCCGCCGTTTTGCGTATAGAAGACATTCGAACAATCCGCCGATGGGAGAGAGGCGAACGCGCAATAAGCGGCCCTGTTTCGTTGCTTATGGAATTGCTGGATGATGGTCGCCTGTTACCCTAGCGCCCTAATGTCATAGGACGATCCGCCTAGCGCAAGTTCCGAAAAAGCGTCAGCGGCAGCGTCTACTTGATCGTCATGTGCGCCCGCCGGGAACAAGCACATTTCATCTAAGAACGGCGCAACCCATGCATCACGCGCTGGGTCGCCAGTGATAAGCAGTTTGACGTTGCCAGCCTCGGCTTGGCTTGCCAGTGGCGCGGCTCGCGTTGCCTTGTCACCTGTAGGCCGTTCAACTTTCACCGAATAACCAGCCAGCTTTCGCACCATCATATCCGCTTGCGCCTTTCCAGCCTGTCCGGGGTCTTGTGCAAGACGGATTGTAACTTTTGTGCCGTCAAACCCAGCCTGATTGATAATTGACCGTTCAACGTCCATTGGCGAGCCTTGAAAGCGATTAACACCGCATATGATAAATTGCCCCGAGCGCGTCCGCATCATATCGACGCCAGCGGTCCAGTCTGGATTGTTTGTTGTGGTCTTTGCCGTTGCGGCCATATCCCATGCACGGCATCGGCGGGCAATATCGGCGGGCAGCGCCCCAATAGGCTCAAACCAATGGCGCTTGAAAAGGCCACCATCACGCGGGGCAGGCGCTTGCTGTAGCTGGCCCGCAGTTGCATAAGCGCCCAGCGTTTTTTCAAGTTCAGCAACTTGGCTTTCAGGGAATCGTTCCGGGAACATTAGTTCACCCTCAACCTTGCGCGGATCGCCAGTGCCTACGTGCCATTTAGACCGGCCAGCCTCATAGCGCATTGGAATGCAAAGGTGCTGATAGCCTAAATCCATCGCAACCGCGCTAACGTCCTTTTCATGCAAGCGCTGCATGATTATGACAATGGCGGAATCATTGTTGTTCACTCGCGACGGCAATGCCTCACGAAACGTCAAAATTGTGTTTTCTAATTCCTTAGGGCTATTCGCGTCATCGACGCTATGCGGGTCATCCAAAAGAACCCTATCGCCGCGAGAGCCAGTCATTCCAGTAAAAGCCATTGCCTCACGAAAGCCTGTGCTATCGTTTTCAAATTTCGTCTTTGCGTTCTGGTCACTGGTAAGGATTATCGGCCATAGCTTTTGATACCATGCGGACTGAATCAGTCGGCGGCACTTCATGTTGTCCCGGACAGCCAAGTCTTGCTTATGCGCTGTCCCTAAATAACGGAGCGACGGCTTTCCAAGCGGTCCCCACTCCCATGCGGGCCAAATGACGCCAGTAAGCAGGGACTTCATACTGCCCGGCGGAACATTAGCCAACAGGCGCTTTATCTCGCCGCTTGATACAGCTTCAAGGTGCTCGCATATTGCATCCAGCGCCCAGCCCCACTTTAACTCCGTGGCTGGCTCCAGAACGTGCCATGCTTGCTTTGCAAACTCCGCAAGCGAGCGCCGCGCAAGTTCCCGCTTCGCCGCCGCAATGTCATCATGCGTCAGGTTCAAGGCCCGCAATCTCACGCAACGCATCGGCAGATAATTTGCTTACATCGATTGTTTCAATCTTAATGTTGCCGCCGCCCTTACCCGTCAATTCTGTTTTATCGGTCAATAGTCCATACAGCTTTGCAAGGCCCATTGTGGCCGTTACCGCTGCGCCGGGTGTTTCGCACTCTCGCGCAAATTGCCTGTCCTCTCGGAGCATTACGGCAATGGTGTCGGTGGTAACAACATGGCGCTCCATATCGGCTTTACCTAAATCTTGAAGCCTTGTTGCAATCTTGTTGCTATCAAGCAACGCTTTTGCGTTTCTGTTAATTGTCTCTGGCTTCATATTTTTGCAATCATAGGATTGCCGATACGCTTCCGACGCATTGCCAGTTTCCCGATATATCAGGCAAAACTTTTCTTGTTTCGGTGTCATAACCGCTACCGCCTATCCCTTAACCGAGTCAACCCTTACCGCCGATAAGGCCGGTGAAGCCACCTATCACGACCCCGATAAGCATACCTATTGGACCAAGAAAAAACAGCCCGGCGAGTCCTAAGAATATCATTGGCATACATCCAGCCATCTATTTACCCTTCCGTGCGTTTTTGCGGGTTGCTTTGTCACCTAAGCCGACAATGAAAAGCCATTTGCGGATAACGTCTGTCCGTGCACCGTATAGGTGCTCAACGTATCTCCACCCCTTGCGGATAAAGGCTTCTCGAAATTCCGGAGGCACTGGACGGGCGTTTTGCGCTTTCATGCCTCAATGATACCCAGTTCGGCATCACCAGCCATATCATAAAATGATTGCCGGGCATCCGGCCTTGCGCGATTCCATGCGTGAATGATTGCCATCAATTCCCGATATTCCCAATCGTCATCCTCAAATTGCGGGTTCCCGATGTTTAGTTCAGCTTTGCGTTCAAGTGATACAATCCGCATGGCCCGGGCTGATAGGTTTTCAGTCTCTGCCCGTTTAAGCAATTCTAGCCTATCGTCAACGGGCAGGTCGGCGACGTGGGCATGGTGGGCGAATGTCAAAGCTGCGTTGCGTTGTGAGGCCGGTAGCTTTGCAGCAACGCGGGCAGTCCTTACCAGTGCCTTTTGCTCTATTGGGTCAGATGCAAATTCTTGCAAGGCCAGCGTCATTTGGTCCGGGAATTTATCTAGGCCAGTCGATAGCCAGTCAGCGCACTCCCATTCCAGTTCTTTGCGCCGGGCGTATAGATCGCGGCCCTGCTCCAGCCATTCATTGAAACCAACGGGAAGGGCTTGGCCCTGTATAGCTAGACTCTGATATTCCATCATCTAATCCCCTTGCTTTTATACTAGTCCGCTTTCGTTCCAGCCATTTCGCGCAAGCGGTCAAGCATTGACGCTACATATGAGCGAACCAAAGGCGCAGTCGATGTATAATTTAGGCAAAAAATCCATCACAAAGCCTATTATGCAAAAAACAATCATGATGCAAGACAAAACGCAAAAAGCGAAAATGTATTTTTCCATCATCTAATCCCTTCTTTCCATGCCCATATTGCCCACTCGCGCAAGGCCGGGCTTGACCATTGCACTTTGCTTAAATCACCCCGCGCCTTGGCTATCAGTGCCGTTCGCTTTGATTGCGGGGCGGTCTGTATGCGGGCAAGGGTTGTCATGAGGTCGCTTGCGCCGTTCATAAATTCCCTCGCTAAACCGTAAAAAACCCTGCGTCTCGGCTATCTGTAGCCAACCATCCGGAACGCCCTCTATATCCGCATCGCCGCCCGTCCGCAATGCCGCAATCCATTGGTCAAACCGCGCTCGCGTATGCTTGGCGCATATCCGCAATGCTATATCCTTTTGCGTTGCGCGGGGCCGATAATCAGCCAATATCTCTAAACATTGGCGCGGCGTTGGGAACCAATCCAGTTCCCGGCATACCCGTTCGGTCATGTAGGAAAGCGCGTCTTTCGTGTAGCCGCCAAGTATGCGGGTATACACCGCCGTTCGCATTTGCCCGGATTGCTCCTCGACGTTTTTGCTTGGCAGGGTGGCCTCGATAAATTGTAGCTGCCGTGCCAGTTCTCGCGTTTCAACAGGGATATGCTCCGTCGGCATTGCCAGCGCGATTGACCGTAGTTCTTCACATTCGCTAACGGTCAATTCCGAAAGGCTCAACAGGTGGTCCATCCGCGACGTGTCGAAGTGCTGCGGCAAAGCCGTTGACTGGCCTTGCATTGCCGTTTGAATTTTTGCTATTGCGCCCGTCATTTCCATTGTTTTTGTCCCTTGGATCGTAAATTGCACCCCAACCTTTCGCCACGCAGGCCGCAAAAACTTCGCCGGGTGGCCAGCCAGTTCGAGCCGACATTGCCGTCAAATCGTTGACCAGCCGTTTGTGAGCCGTTGCGGTGTTTGATAGCTTTTTGGCTTTTCGGTTTTTCAAGAAATCCCGCCAAAGCTCATCATCGGCGCAATCCAGCATCGGGAAATCGGTCCCCTTACGCGCGGGTGGTATATATTCGGGGGTGGGTATGGGGGGGGTTAGATTATTATCATTGGGGGGGGAAAGGGAGGGGGTGGATGTTACGTTTTCGTCACTTGTGACGCTTTGTGACGCTTTGTTACGCTCACGGTAACGCGCTTGACGATCAGCTCCCTTTGACCGCGATGGTGCAATCTTGCTTTCCATGTCCGCAATAGCCGCAAGTATGGCTTCGCTTGGCATACCAGCGTCCATCATGTGCTTAACGGCTGTTGCGATAAGGCTCATGCTGCCTCCCCAAATAATCCGCCCAATGGCGTTTCTTTTGTCCGCAATGACTTGGCATGATTATGCTCTTGAAAGGTCAAAGCATCCTCAATCGCGCAAGCCATGCGGTGATAAGTGCGTGTGCCAGAAAATGCGACCAGATGTGCGCCGGGTTTTAGCGCGTCATAAACCGCCCGCCATGTTTCAGGCCGAAAGGCAATATCGCCGCCGTCCCATTCCTTACCCATGAAACCCTTTGACGCACGCGCATATGCGCCCGTCGCGCCAACCTTGGCTTCGGCTGGATTCTTGCCGCCAAAACGCTTGACTATGCTTGTCAGGTGATATGGCGGGTCAGTGACGCAAGCGTCAAATAAAGGCCCGTCATAACTGGAAAGCCAATCAATGCAGGATGCGTGGTGGAGGTTAATCATCAACCCACCTCAATCGTGAAGTTGGATTGCCGCCCGCTAAAATGGACAATCGGCGCGGCAAATGTCTTGTCGTTCACACCCATAGCCAGCGCAATTCCGTCCAAATAACATTTTGCAGCCGCCACAACATTGTCCCTGTCAGGTGACGGTCCTTTAGGCTTGCAGCTTACGGTGATGCGGATAGGGATTAGCCCGTCACTGGCAACGTGCTTGTGGCACCCTGCTTGAAGCGCAGCCATATATGCCCATGACTTGTGCTTTTTCTTTTCGCGGGCTTTGGCAAACTTGTTACCCTCGCCACCGTTAGGCCAAAGGATTTTTGGCGGGTATGGTAGTTGCAGCAAAATCATGCAGTCACCGCCTTTTTCTTCATCTGCTGAAGCGCGTGAACAATGCTGCTATGGTCGCGCTGCATGATACGGCCTATGGCTGGCGTCGATAAGCCACGGCTCCGAAATAGCGCAATGCACTCGTGCCGTGCATCGACCACTTGCTTGTAACGCGACGGACCCAATATATCTTCACGGCGCAACTTTCTGCGCCGGGCAATTACATCAATGTCATCCATATTTTGCTCGCGTGGGGTTGGCGGGATTGTGGCGGGTAAAGGCATAGCAACAGGCTCTGGCTTGCCTTTAACCTTGCCGCCGTTCAATTTGATGATCTCGCGCCAATGGTTACCCTCCGGCGTTCCTTTTTTTGCGTTGTAATGATAATAGGCAACAGCAAGCAAAAGATTTTTAGAGCCAATGCGAACCATGCGGTTAAACTGAACAATAGAATAATTTGGTCTATCTTCCGTCATCTATCACACCTAAAAAATGGCAATGCAATAAT